TGGAGATATAATTGGAGATATAACTGGTGCTGTAACTGCTACTACAGGATCATTTAGTGGTGATGTATCAATAGCTGAGAAGATAATTCATACGGGAGATACAAACACCTTTATGAAGTTTGATACTGATACAGTAACATTTGAAACTGCTGGTGATCAAAGAATTCGCATCGATAGTGTAGGAGATATTTTTATCGGAACCACTAGCGATATAGCACCTGCGAATGGTACAAACTTATGTGTTTCTGATGGCACAATAGCAAGATTAATTTTAGAAAAACAATCTACAATAAAATACGGTCTTAATGTTAGTAGTGGATTTACAATTTATGATGAAACTAATGATGCAGCAAGACTTACCATCAAATCAAATGGTAATATTGGAGTTAATAATGATAATCCACAAAGAATATTACATGTAGGAACAAGTGGATCTGCTGAAGCAAATATAAGAATTCAAGGTGGTTCAGACTATGGTGAGATAAGAGTAAAAGATTCTGATAATGCTTTAACCTTTCATCATAATGTTGGTGGTGCTGGTTCCCGTGAAATGTTCAGTAGTAATGGTTCAACTGGTCATTTTTCTATTAATTGTTATTCATATCAAGCTCTCACTATAACAACAAATGAAAGTGGAACTAATGGACCAGAAATACAACTCATGCATAATACAACATCCCCTGCTGCTAATGATGTTGTTGGTCAATTAAGATATAGTGGAAAGGATAGTGCTGGTAATACAGAACTTTATGCTAAAATACAAACAAAGGTAGATGATGCTACAAGTGGTCAGGAAACTGGACATATAGATTTTTCTACAAGAGGATTAGGAGCATATAATAGTATATTCCGTTTAAAGGCTAGGGGTAGTGCAAGTGCTCCAAGTTATACTGCAGACGATATGAACGGTATCATTCTTGATACCTATAATACAGGAAATCCATATCCAAGATATATGAATTTTATTGCTAAAAGTGCTGGAAACACTGATAGTAATATAGCATTCTGGACTGAATCTGTTGGTGGTTCCCCAACAGAAAAACTTCGCATCACATCTGATGGTTTTGTAGGTATCAATGAATCCGATCCACAGACAAAACTTGCTGTTAGAGGAACAATTACAAGTGGAAGAAATCTTGCAAGAGAAGTAGGTACTATTATTAATATAAGTCACAATTATAGTTCAGGTAGAAGTGGAACTAATGTAATAAATGGAAATAAAAATTATGAGGCTGGTGAAGATTGGCTTACCCCTAGTAATCAAAGAGTTAATGCAAACTTGACTATTGATTTAGGAGCACAATATAATTGTGATAGATTTGTAATATACAATCAGAACGAATATCAAGATTCTAACAGAGAGGTTAAAAACTTTACTCTTGAAGGTTCTAATGATAATTCATCTTGGACAACTATTCTTGATGATGATTGTGGAGCATCAGGTGCTCATGAACCAAATCCAGGTTTTAGCTTTAGAATACCAGCAAGTTACTATGATGATTCTGAAGGTGCTTCTTATCGTTACTGGCGATTTACAATGAAGTCTTTCCACGGTGGTGGAAATGGTGGACATGGTGGTATCATGGAACTGGAATTGTATGAACATACTACAACCATTCATTGTACAAGTGAAATAAGTACCAGTTCTGTGGTTGCTGGAGATATGAGTGCTGAAACACTTCAAGGTATTAAACGTTTATATGCCTCGAAGGGAATGAGCGTTTACACTGGTGGACTTACTGATACTTGGGAAATAACAGAATATGGTATAGTTCCATCTGGTAGTTATCAAAATAAAAGCACGATAAGACATAAAAGAGGTGTGATGGCGGTGTCATCCTCTTATAATACTGGAGACTTATATGTTAGAATTGATAATCTATATAATTTACCAGGTAATGCATGGTGGGTTTGTGGAGTGTTTATTGTGTCAAATGAAATTGCAGGAAATCAGACAGGTAGCCACCACTATGTAACCAGTCTTCAACTTATGGGTATAGGTACTTGGAACAGCGTCAGCACAGCAAATATTGTAGGTTCCATGTCTTGTTCAGTTGCAGCCTCTGGATCTAATTGGGTTGAATTATTCATAAATGTTAATGATTCCTCAAGAGGACCTTGTACTGTTATTGCTACTGGTCCTTTTGATCCACCTAATATATCTTTCGCATAAAATTATGGCATTTACAACAAGTTGGTCAGTAACTGACCTTAGTAACAAAAAATATGGAGATATTACAAATGTAGTATCTGTTGGTGTAAAATGTACAGTAAGTGAAGGTTCTTACAAAGGCGAGTGGATATCAAGCTTTAAGATTGGAACTGCTGATACAACTGCAGCAGATTATATTGGATTTACATCAATCACAGAAGCAAAATGTTTAGAGTGGGTAAAGGTTGCAATGGGAAGCACTACAATGAGTGATGCTCAAGCATATGGAAAGATGATGATTGAAAATCAAAAATCAAATAGTAATAATGTTGGGATAGTTACTAATATTATTCCTTGGTCATAATTTGTGTTATAATAGATACTAAATAATTTTTTACCCTTACGCCAATGAATTTTGCCGTTTATGCCAAGGATGGATGTCCGTACTGCGAGAAAATAAAAGAAGTATTAGAGTTGACAGAAAGTAAGTTTGTGGTATATAATTTAGGACAACACTTTGAAAAAGATGCCTTTTATGGCGAATTCGGACATGGTTCGACCTTTCCTCAAGTTGTCTGCGAAGGTAGAAAATTAGGAGGATGCGTTGACACAATCAAATATCTCCAAGAAAAAGAAATCCTCCAACCCCAAGCTAAATAAATCTAAAGACCATATTAATCGTGGTTTTGAATTTATCTTGGGAGGTAAAAGTAAGCCAAAACGCAAAACATTTACCATAGGAGGTAGTACAATGAGTCTTGATATAGTTTTAGTATTGGTCTTACCAATAGCATTCTTATCTTTTGTAGTAGGAACACTAGTTGGATGGGTAGGACGAGACTACATGATGAACTATCGAGAGATTCCACGACCTCATCCTGAGATGTTTGATCCTTCAGGCAACCTTATCCCAGATGAAATTGTAGCATTCCGATTTGAAAACAATTATGACCACAACGAAGAAGAAGACGACGACTAGAAAACCAAAAACAACAGTCGCAAAAACAAAAGTAGCAAAACCTCTTGAGGAATTGCCAAAGAATCCTTTTGTATTTGAAGTATTAGATTTGGTTTCTCGTCAAAGAGCAAAGGCAAAGAAGATTGAAGTATTGAAAAAGTATGAAGATGCTTCTATTAAATCAGTATTAATTTGGAATTTTGATGAGTCTTTAATATCCATGCTTCCCGAAGGAGCAGTACCTTATACTGGATATGATGAGCAAACTACTTATAGTGGTACATTATCAACAAAAATTGATTATGAAATCCGTTCAATGCATGAGAAAGGAAGCTTTTCTTTAGGTGCAAGTGATCAAGATGGACATACAACTATTCGTAGAGAATCTAGACATTTCTATCGCTTCCTAAAAGGTGGTGATGATGGTCTTAATGCTATTCGTCGTGAAACAATGTTTATTAACATTCTTGAAGGACTTCATCCTCTTGAGGCAGAGATACTTTGTCTTGTAAAAGATAAAAATCTAGAATCAAAATATAATGTTAGTAAGGATGTAGTATCAGAAGCATATCCTGATATTGTATGGGGTGGTAGATCATGACCACTGCAACAGAAGAAAAGAAAACATCTATCTGGTCCAAAGAAGAAAAAGAGAGAGTTGGTTCTGAATATGGATGTGATATAGTTATTGAAGATGGGTCATTTGCAGATGTTTCTACTAAACAAGCACCTACCGATGCATATATTATAAAATATTTGTACGAAGATAAAATTCATTTAGATCTTACAAGAGGTACTAAAATATCTTTGTTCGATATGTATTGGGATAAGTTTAAGGGTGATCTAAAGAGTATTGACTATGGTAATGGATCCATTAAGCCAAACCTCTGGGGATATCAAGCACCAGCAAAGAAGAAAAAAAGAAAGGCGTAAACCAAAATCGAACTTTTTTCCCCATATATTCGGAAAAAAAATCGGGGTATTTTTTTGGTCTGTAAGGTTTTGTAACAAAGAATACATACCTACTTGACTATATACTATAACTGTGTTAGTATTAACACAAACGTTCAACCTGATACAATCAGGTCGCAAGTAAGCCGACTCGGAACGGAATCGTTCATCCCATGATCCCATTTCTTATTGCTACTTCTCTAACTTGCTCTGAAGCACATACTCTTGTTGATAAAATGAGAGCATATAAAGTTTCAGAGGAGACACGAACTGAAATGATTCAGATTGTGAAGGAAGAGACTGAGGGATGTTGGGACGCAAAAGCCGACTGAAGGAACGGGGCAAAAATCCCTACTACTTTGGAGAAAGCCAATGGCACAAGTTACTTACCGTGGTGTCTCTTATGACACTGAAGAGTACAGAGATATGCTCATCAAAGAGCATAATCAGCATCGTAATCACGATTTAATGTATCGTGGAATTAAGGTGAGAAGCAAGGCGGTTCCTTGCAGTTAAGTTTAAGAACTTAAATATAAAGAGGGTCTCTTGACAGACCCTCTTTTTTTATGTAAAATACATAAAAGTGAATTATATTATGGAGAAAGACAAATTAAAACTAATAGTTCGTAATCTGGAATTATTAGTTGATGCACTCAAAGCAGAAGTTTATTCTGATGTGAATGCATATAAGAACTCAAAAGCATTTGATTCTCCAGCTACAGATTATGATGAACTATATGATGACGATGACGGTTATCCTGATTAAACTATGAACGTAAAACTTGTAAGTATCACACCTGATGCGGAACAGACAATGGCATATATTGCCAGAGTATCTAATCCATCAAATCAGGATAATGAAAAGTATGCAGGACTATTAAAGTACTGCATTAAGCATAATCACTGGAGTGTTTTTGAGCAGTCTTCTATGTCATTAGAGATTGAGACTACTCGTGCTATTGCTGCACAAATACTAAGACATAGAAGTTTCACATTTCAAGAGTTTTCTCAGAGATATGCTGCTAGTACTTCATTAGGTGATATTGATTTACCAGAACTACGTAGACAAGATACAAAGAATCGTCAGAATTCTACTGATGATTTAGATCCTGAATTGGTAGAGAAACTTAATAAGCAGATGATTACCTTGTTTAGTTCTTCTAAGGCATTGTATGAATCTATGTTGAAGCAAGGTGTTGCTAAAGAGTGTGCTAGAATGGTACTACCACTTTGTACTCCTACAAGAATCTATATGACTGGTTCATGTCGTTCTTGGATT